TAGCCCTCGCGGGCTAGGCTGTGCTTCGAGTACAAACCCTATTTCTTGATGCTGGAGGTTGACATGGGTGATGCTGTGAAAGACAAGTCTCTCACAGAACTGCACCAACTACAATACGATACTACTTTAGATTTGTATCGTAGAGTAGCCCATGCCAAGATGGTAGCCGCATATCGCGACTACTATGATGCTGTAGGCGGTCAGGATTTAGCATATCCTGACATGGAATACTACGTTTACAAGCTTTTTGGCTCAGACATCATCGGTTCCATTGCATTTGCATTGGACCCGCTGTGGCGTATCGCTAAGGCCCCAAAGGGTGCCTTTTACGATAAAGATCGTAAGATCTTGGAGTCAATTCGGCCTGTTTCTGTAGTTCCAATTAACCGCAACATTACTAGCGAGATGGTTCCGCGCATTTCTCCTGTAATCATTCGTGAGAACAGGCTAAACGTTGCTGAATCAAACTCGCTTCGTTTTGTTGGTGGGACATGGATTATTGTCCCCAATCCTCCTATCATTACCAAGAACTCCTTCGTGTCCGCAGCTACTGGGAATGTCCCAGTCTACGGGCGTCGCGGGGATACTACGTGGAAATCACGTAATCCCAACGCGAAGGTCACTGGTAATGAAATCCGTAAGAGAGATTCTGTATTGAAATCTGAAGGCGAGTTCGAGTCTTTCGAACCTCGTCTTCGGAATAATCCGTACAAATTCTCTTACAAGTCACTGACTTATCGTTTCCTTCAGCTTCAAGCTGTAGGCCACAATTTGTGGGGCTACACCTTTACTGATGAAACGAGGACAGTTGAGGCGGATAACGGTGCCTACATTGACGATGCCTCTCTCCTCACCTTGAAGGCGGCAGAGCACGCCTATGCTTTAGCGGCTATGAATAAGTCATTCTATAGCCTCTTTGCTAGGTGTGTTCCCTCCAGGCGATACTTTAACCTGGGGTACCAACTAGGTGAGCTAAAGGATATCACGAAAACGCTTCGTGGCACTATCCTTCAATGGAGAGAGCTACAGTCCGCAATGGGTGGTGCGATAGAGTTTGGAAAGGCTCTATCTGATCCATCATGGTGGACTGTAACGAAGGTCGACAGCCTTTCTCGTCTTCTTGAGAATGTTGGCGTCCTTCATGCTGATAAGCTCCTGTCAGACGTTTACTTGAACTTCAAGTTCGGCTGGCAGTCTACATATCAGGCACTCGTCGGTTTACTGAAACGCCCTTATGAGGCAGCAAACGATGTGAATCGTCTGATTGCCCGTAATGGCAAGTTCAGTAATCTTTCTGCCACTACCTCTGGTAGTGATCAGATGACATCTCCTCCTGCTTTGAACATACCGCCACCTCCGCACTATGCTACGTTAGTCCCCGGATCTATTGCCACTCAAGGCTATAGGTCCTATGAGTTACGAATGGTTTGTAACTCAGGGATTAACTTTCCTAGCGCAGATGTGCCCAGGCTTCGGAAGGCATTGCTCGCTTCCAAGCTTGGTTTGATACCAACTCCAGCCGACCTATATGATCTGGTCCCCTGGACTTGGCTTGTTGATTGGTTTACCGGTGCTAGCGAGTATCTCCATCTTATGGATAATCTCTCTAGCGATCGGTCTATCATCAACTATGGACTCCTTACTTACAAGAGTAAGCTTAGAGTTCATACAAGCTGTAAGTTCAAGTACTCCGAGCAATTTAGCGAAAGATGCAATCCTCCTGATCCGATCGGTGGCGGTTATTCGTCTACTACAGACTTATATACCGACTATCGACCGTATTACGAGGTTAAGTACATCTTACGTCTTTCGCTCGAGAGCGTGCTAAGTTCAGCAATCAAGACATATTCTGGTACTAATCTTTCGACGTACCAGAAAAGCGTCCTAGGCGCGCTTTTCTCAAAGCTCGCTTAGATTGCCATATATCCATGGTGGATATGTGGAACATAGCAAATGAGACCTGTACATGCTTGTTGATCCTATCACCGTTGCTGCAGACGCTCCTACACCTGCTCTGAACTTCGCCGTTATTTCTTATAACGGTTCTGGTTCAGAGAGGAAGGATGTGACCAATAACTATGGTCTCACCTTCTCGCATTCTCAAAATGCGAAGACTGGGGAGCGGCATTACATGAAGGTAACACAAACGGTTACTGCTGTCGACCCGATAACGGGCGGCAACAGTATTCAAACCGCCAGTGTTTCTCTTTCTGCGTCGTTTCCAACCTTTGGCTGGACTGCGGCCCAGAAAGATGCCCTTGTAAAGGCACTTCTTGATACCCTGCAGGACGCTGACGTGACGATCACGAAATTTAACTCTTTCCAGAGTTAGTTTCGCCCACAAGGAGGTACAGTTCTAAGGAGAACTGCATGCCTAAATCAGTCTCTACGACTGCTAAGCATATCCTTGGTCGTCACCCTGACTTTCCATCAGATCATCTGATGGAGACTCTCCTCGGTGATCTTGCGCGCGAATTAGAGGTATCGCTTCTACGCGAAATTCCTCTGTTCGTTCGCTCTATCATCGAGCCGAGTACCGATGAGGTGTCAGCGGATCAGTAAGTGTGTACGCAGGATCTCTTAGCCCATGGGGCATGAGATGAAAAGCCTGATAGGCCTCCTGCGTAGCCTCTTCGATGATCTGAAGAGGTTACACCCTGAAGTACGAGGTCTCGATAGGGATTTGTACACTATCGAGGCACGTTTCAAAGACGAGGGTGTTGGCTTCCTAGCCAATGCCCTTCCTTCCTTCGGTAAGTCCTTTGATCGTGGGCTTGCCGATGGTCGGCTGACACCTCCTCGCGGCTTTCGCTGCGGGAAGGGGAGTGTCCCTTTATTTCTAAAGGGTTTGCTCCTTCAGGTCTTTGATACAGATGGGACCCTCCTTGTAGATCCGAAAGTTGACGCAGTTAAGTCGCTGCGTCAGGTCTTTTATCTCTACAAGAAGCTCTCTCCGTCGGACGATCTTGGTTTCCGCCTCGATCGTTTAACGAAGAGGGATTTCGTAGCTACTGATTCTGAATGTGACCAACCTTTTGATCACACTAAGATTCCTTTGCTACGGATTTGCTTCTCCTACGTTTTGCCGAACCTTGATCAGTTCGACTTTCTGAAGGGTAAGCATGGTCCCGGTGCAGTGTTCGAAGGTCTTAGCTCGAACCAGAAGTGGATCGAGTTAGACCGCGGTATTTCTGACTATGACCGCCGTCTTGGACTTGTTGGTTACGATTTCGGCTATTGCCGGGATCAATATCCAGCATCCTCCAAGACTTTCGACACTTCCGAGCCTGAGCTTAGTGCTAGGCTGGTTACCGTTCCTAAGACTCATTCGAGCCTTCGGACGATAACTGTAGAACCCTGTTTGAACCAGTTTGTTCAGCAGGCCTTAAACTCTCACCTGCGTCATTCTATCGACGCCTGTGGGATATTAAGGAATAGCCTTACACTTCGTGACCAGAGCGTGAATCAGAAACTCGCGCTACATGGCTCCCTTACTGGCAAATATGCTACGATTGATTTGAGTAAGGCCTCTGATCTTCTTTCACTTGTTCTAGTGAAAGAGGCTTTCAGAAGTAAGCCCCGATTCCTCGAGGCGTGCTTACTCAGTCGTAGTCCTAAAGTGACTGTCGATGGTATCGATATCACCCTTAGGAAGTTTGCCGGTATGGGTAACGCGTGTACCTTTCCCGTTCAATCAGTCGTATTCGCAGTGATAGCTATCTCTGCGATTATGGCTGTATGGGGTAAAACCCATTACGGGGCAGCTAAACGCGCCTCACGGCTCGTCCATGTGTACGGCGATGATATCGTCGTGCACACGGACTATTACTCCAGTGTTGCTGAGTGGCTTTCTTCATTCGGGTTAAGACTTAACCCTTTGAAGACTTTTTCTCAAGGCAACTTCAGAGAAAGTTGTGGTGTTGACGCATATCGTGGGAAGAATGTCTCCCCGGTATATATACGCCACGAGCCACAAGTCTCCTCTAGGGATGCTAAGAGCATCGCCTCATTGGTAGCCAGTTCTAACCAACTTTGGTCGGAGGGCTATTATGAAGCATCAGAGTACATCAGGAACAATATTGGCAAAGTTGTTTCTCTGCCTATTGTTCCTTCTTGTTCTCCTGCTCTCGGATGGCATACGCGCCGTAATGCAACATCGATTTCTAGATGGAACCGAAGTTTGCATCGATTCGAGTATGAATCGTATACCGTGTCTGTGAAGAACAGACTCGATAGACTCGACGGTTATGCCGCCCTAGATAAGTTCTTTCATCTCCGAGGTGATGAACCTATGGATGATGAAGAACATCTGGAGCGTTCCTCAATTAAGCACAAACTTGTGCTTAAAAAGAGGTGGGTGCCTAGCTGGTAACAGCTAGGTTCTTTTCGCCGCACGTGTGCGGCGACAGAGCGAAGGGTTTCTGTTACTCTTAAACCAGAGGCGGAAACCTCTTGG